CGTATCCTGCCGCTAGACGACCCGAGTGTGTTAAAACAAAAAACCCGAAGTTTTGTGTCCTTCGGGTTTTCTAATTAGTTAATATTTTAAATGATTAACTTAGACATAGAAACCCGAGTTCAGTTTGCGTAAACTGAAATAACACTGTTAGTGTCATCACGGTCAATATGTTTGTTAAGTTTTTCATTTGATTTCTACTGTTTGTTTATAAATATGATACAAAGATACTAAAGTTTTTTTATTTGTCAACTATTTTTTTATTTTTTTTAAAAACCGTATTCGTTTCTTGGTGTTCTTGGGTCTAATTTTTGTAGTTCCACCATTTCTTCGGTTACCTCTTCTGCTGTTAAATAACCTTTAACATCACCGTCACAACTTCTCCAAATTTCAAAAGTGGTTACACCATCACCATAAAGACCAAAACCGCCACCTACAACCGATATACGATGATTGTTATCAAACTCTAAAATAGCTTGTTTTCCACCCAAACCATTTCTGTGTGGGTAGAATTTTAAATCCTTAAAGGTTTTATAACCTTCATGTGGATCTACCAAATTATGATTTTTTATTCTCTTGTACGGTTTCACGGGATTTTACTTCTTCGATTATTTTTTTATATTCTTTTAACAGATTCTCATAAGATGCCAAATCTAAAGGTTTAAGACGATTAAAATGTTTACCGATTTTTGATTCGGCCATTGTAATTTCACCGTTTTTAATTTGAAACATTAATCCTGTTATCTTTCTTTCAATTGTGTTGATTTGGTTTTCTGGGTTCATATGTCTGTTTATTTTTAACAAAGATAATGATAAACTTATATAAAATCAAAATATTTATAAACATATGTCTGATATTAGAATAAGAATTAAAGAAGAAGTTTTAAAATTTCGTCAAGAGATTTTATCCGAAGAAATGGTACAATCTGATACCTACAAAGCTTTATCAAAAACTTTAAAAGTGTTAAAGAAAAAGAATAAAGTTTTATTATTAACTTGTTCCAACAGATATAATTGGGATGAAAATAATATAGACATACCAAAATCTACTATTATAGGTCATTACTTGGGAGAAGAGTTAGGTGATAAAGCTATTTTAATAGATGTACCTGAATTAAAAATATTTGCATGTGAGGGTAACGTATCGAGAAAAGATGGTAACGGTTGTGGTCTTAAAAAGGCTTTATTAAAAAACAAAGATAAAAATCCTTCAGGTTTTCATAGATGTTGGGCAAGTATTAATAATAAATCAGATGAGTTATGGAAAATATCAAAAGAATTGTTTGAATCTGATGCTGTAGTTTTCTTTAGTTCTGTTAGATGGGGTCAGGCTAATATGTATTACCAAAACTTAATTGAACGTTTAACTTGGATTGAAAATAGACATAATACTTTGGGTGAAAGTAATATTGTAAAAAATATTGAAGCCGGTTTTATCTGTGTAGGTCAAAATTGGAATGGTGAAAATGTTACTGAAACACAAAAAAAAGTACATGAATTTTACGGTTTTAAAACAAATGATAATTTATATTGGAACTGGCAATACACTAAAGATATTTATGATGAAACACAAGAGTCTTATAAAAAAGCTTACAATAAATTTATTAAGGACACAAAAATTTAAACAAAAATAATTTTCCAATTACCTTCAAAATCCTCAACCAAACAGGTGGAATTTTCACAAAAATCACCAGAGTTCATATAATCAACCTCTAATTTTGGTTGGTGTATGTGTCCGCACACAGCAACATCATAACCTTTTTGTTTTGTTAAATCTTTAGCATTTTTTTCAAAATCTGAAACAAAATTTATTGCACTTTTAACACTTTGTTTAATTGTGTTTGCTAAGGAGTGGTAAGGTAAATTAAAAGTTTTTCTTATCTTATTGTATATTGTATTTAATCTTATAACAAAATCATAAGACCAACCGCCTAAGACGGCCAACCATCTAACCTCCATTATAACAAAATCTAAAACATCACCATGAAAACAGTAATAAGTTCTACCGTCAATGCCGGTGTGTACATATTTCCTAACTATCTGAATATTATTCATGGTGAAAGGTATAAAAGGTTTTAAAAAATCATCATGATTACCTCTAATGTAGATAACCTCACAACCTTTTTCAGACCTTTTCATAAACTTTCTAAATATCTTTGTACAATCATCATTCCACTTACCTTTATTTTTTAAAGCCCAGCCATCAACTATATCACCATTTAATATTAATTTTTCTGATTTATTTTCTTTTAAAAAATTTAATATTTTTTCTGTCTGTGATTGTCTTGCACCTAAATGTAAATCACTCATTATTATTGTTTTCCATTTCATGACCAATAGTTTTTATCGTGTTTAAAGTAATCATTATTATTTCTATTAATATAAGATCCAATAAAAATTTTAAACATATATAACAAACCCTTATTATCAAATCTTCGTGTTGTAGTGAATACCACATTATTTAATAAGTCAAATTTATTTGAGCTTATTTTACGTGTTAACTGATAATCTTCAGCAATAGTTGCCTTTTCATTAAAACCACCTATTTCTTTAAATTTTTTTGATTTTATTAGCATGAAACCACCTAAACAAAAAGGTGATACCCACTTTGTGAGTTTTTGAAACTTATAAAATAAATTATATACAAAATTATACCTGCCGTTTGATGTGTTAAATTTACAGGAAATTAAATCTTTATTTTTAGATTCTATATGTCTTACAGAATTTATTAATATTTCGTTATCTAATAAAAATATATCAGCATCTAAAAATAAAACGTAAGGTGTTTTACAAAATTTAAAACCATTGTTTCTAGCCACAGAAGGTAAACCACCTTTTACTACTTTAAGTTTAAAAATATATTTATCTTCTTCTAATATTTTTTTAGTAAACTTATCATCTGATATGTCAGCAACTATAACATTAACATTTTCTATATTACTTTGGTGGTTTAATAGTTCTAAGGTTTTTTTAATTGTTAAACCTTCGTTTTTACAGGGTATAACTATTGTTAATTTTTTTGATAAATCCATACATATAATTATCTCAAGTACGTGTATACATCAAGTTAATTATATGTTAAATTCCTTTGTCTACGAGATTTACGTTTAGGTATAAATCTAAACGGTAACATATCTATTTTAATCAATAAAGACTCAAAAACACCCGACGTATACCAACCTTCTTCATTAGGTAATACTTGATAATCATTGTGTGTAAAATACTGATTGTAATTAATAAAAGGATTTGGTGCTTCTAATGGTTGTACAGCAACTAAGTCTAACCCCATTGTTTGTGCAGCAACCCTTCTTGCCATAGGGAAAGCGATATTATCAAAATCATTATTACCACGATGTATGTTAACATCCCCCACTATTGGCTGTATAAGTCGATTCCAACGATTCAAAGCCTCATTTAAATTACGTTCTTGATAAAATCTTTGATTATCATGTAAATCTTGAATTATTTGTCGGTCAATTTCATTTCTTAAGTTTTCACCAAGTAAAGCAGTTAATTCAGCCTCAGCATCTATGTTATGAAGTGTTGTTAAATCTTGGGTTAATTCAGGGGTCCATACTGCTCTAATTCTACGGGTTTCAGTAACAACATTAACGGATGTTAATCTAATGTTGACAGTTTCTTTTTTTGTTGGGTCAACAAAACAAAATCCAGGTATTAATTTACTAATCACAACGTCATTGTACTATAGTATCCGTTATTTATGGTCGTTAAGGACTTCCAATATCTTGAAGATATGTTTAAAGTGTTAATAACTGGGGGTGATTCATCTACCACAGGATCAACACTCATTATATAAGGTGCCCAAACATATCCAGGGTTAAAACTCTCACCTTTGGTTCCGTATATAATAACCCATTTAGGTCCACCTCTTAAAAAATCATGTTTCCTTATATTTTTTTCAATAACCATATTATATAAATATCATTCTACTTCTATCGAAATAGTACATTTAGGACAAGGATAGTCAATATTGAATCGTTTATCTTTTACTATTTTAGTGCCACTACAACAATCATATTCTTTGGTGTCGGTCTTTTTAGGGTAGGATTGTTGTTCATATAAACATTTTAGGTTTTCATCCAAAATATAAGCGTACCTGTGTTTTTGTGTTCTATTAATCCAAACACCTGCTTTATCTTTGGTCGGACCTCTTGGGTTAACTTTCCACTCACCGTTTTCATTAAGATGGAAGAAATCTGATTTTTTATCGGTTAAACCATAATATTTAAAATTACACACTTGATAAATGCTGCCGTTATGACGACTATCGTCTGCTAAGGTTATAACCGCCCTGACACCTTCTTTTTTTAGTAACCTTATACTGTTACCCAATAGATAAGAAGTTGCATTAGTACCGTTTAAATCAGGTAATACACACAGTCTACTAAGTTCTAATACTGTTTGGTCGGTGTTAGGTAATCCAAACCAACCTTTTAAAGCAACATTACCTTGTGGGTTACTAAAAGTAGTTACACCCATTAATTCATTAGATTCTTTATGGTATAATCCAAAAGAAAACTTAGCAAAGAATTTAGCATCACCTAAATAATGGTATGTTTTAACAAAATCATAAGCCACTTTTTTATCAATTTGTTTAATAACAAAAATTGTGTTCGCCTTTACTTCTCTAGTAATAAACTTTATAATATTATCCATAGTTTAAGTTTAAACAATAAAAATTACAACATAAATATTTATTAAAAAAGAATGTTATATGACAGAAAAAA